TATGAATGACAATGTTAGTCTTTTGTTAGTTGGAGATGACAATACATATTGTTGCTCAAATGCAGTGGTTAGCTGGTTTATACCTGTTAATATATCACGAATTTGGACAGGCATAGGGGTTAAAACAAAAACTCCATGCGAACAACCAAGGCATGTTAGTGATGTGTGTTTTTTATCACATAGAACTATTATAGACCCAATATCTGGACTATATATGCCCGTTCCTGAACGTGACAAAGTATTAGCTTCCTTGCATAAAGGTTCTAAAATCAATGATGTAAGATGGCATCTATTGAGAGCTTATGCTTTATTACCAACGACTTATTATGATAAGCCTTTGTACCAGTTTGTTAAAGGATTTATTGAATACATTTATTGTCATTTCAAAAAGAACTTAATAGGGGTGGTAAATGGCATTGATATGAAACACATACATGCCATGGCCCGACCAGACAGTTGGATGGAAGCCCTGTATACTGGGTATGAAAGTTTTGGCGGTTTCGAAGATGAAATAATGCTGGAACTATATGATGATGAATTTTTACTTGGGGATTATAAGCGTTTACCCGATAAAATGAACAATCATTTTACCACTCTTCCTGGTAGTCCGACCAAGAAAGAGAAAACACGAGGACACACACGCAATGAATCGGTTGTTTGTGTTAATAAAGTTACGATTGAAGGTTTCAACCCGAAAGTTGAGAAGCCCGAAGAAAAAGTCTTAGTTGGTGGCCCCGACGAAGATGAAATTCATAAGGAACTTCTCGATGATGATGACAAATGGAGCACCTATATTGATGAGGATTACTGCTCTAATGATATACCACAAGCCAACCATACGAAATTTGGTAAGAAGTGGAAAACTCAAGCAGTCAACAAGAAACCAGCCCCAGATAAATTTACTGTGGATGTTAGAAAGACAGCAGGAGTTGGTTCATTGCTAATTCCTGAAGGGGATGCAGAGAAAGGTACTTATGTAGGTACAAGAGCTTTGCAAGGGGCAGCTGGTGGCGTAGCAGTCGCTGGTCGTGCAATAGTAGATGGGGTAGGTGATTTAGGTCATGGAATTTATAATGGGATTCATGATGGAATTAGCCAGCTATATTCTCCATCAAGTTCTTATCGCGACTATGAGCGACAACAGGACAGACTTAATTCTCGACCAACCAATGCCCCACCAGGCAGAATGCCGGTGTTCAATCCTTTTAATAATGATTTGTCTAGACCAGCACCCGACGCTACTTTTGTTAATAACGATTACCCAAGTAATGAGGAGATGACGAGACAAAATTATTTTGACAGAAAAGCTGCTACGTATAACATGTTAAGAAACGAAGGTTATAGGCCTGAGGAAATTAACCGTAGTGCATTAGTTGATGTAGCTGATAATGCTAGTTCTGATGCAGAGTATCAGAAGTTTTTACAGAAAATTCAAAACAGAAATTTTGATAAAAACAAAAGAGAGGATATGCATGATTTAAGATCATTTGACAAGAAACTTTTTGCCTTAGGCTTAGTTACTCGTTCTGTGCCTTGGATAGCAGCTTATTTATCAGGAACCGAC